TTGTTCCAAGTTCTCCACCATTCTCGCTTAATTAGCGCCCCTTCTTCGGATGTGGGGTCTTGTTGGTACTGTGCAGACCACTTGCCCACTGGAATTTCGGCCTTAATTGCCTCTAATTCGTCTTGACCCCAAAACTCAGGCCATAATGGCTTACCCGAAGGCATAATTGCAGGGAACTCTATGACTTCCCATTCGTCAGAACCTATCCTCTCAGCAGATTTGTTGATAATCTGCCCTGTCAAATCTCTTTTTGACCATCTGGTCATCACAATAATGATTGCCCCTCCGGGCTGTAGACGCTGTCTGGGGCCAGAGGTGTACCATTCGTAGACCCGATCATAGACTTCGGGGTTAAACTGGCCTTGTTGAGCGTCCTGTTCGCTGTGAGGGTCATCTATGATCAGAAGATCCGCCCCCTTACCCGTAACCGCACCGCCAACACCAATCGCAAAGTAGTCACCGCTCCTGTTTGTGTTCCAACGACCAGCCGCTTTTGAGTCTGACGACAGGTCTATGCCCTGAAATACCTTCTTGAAGTCCTCACCCTGTATCAGGTTCCTGACCTTACGACCAAAGCCCACTGCCAGTTCTGCAGTGTGTGCCGTTTGAATAACCTTTTTTTCTGGAAACTGCCCCAAAAACCAAGCGGGAAGAAGATAAGACGCAAATTCTGACTTGGTATGACGGGGTGGCATGTTGATGATCAGCCTTTTTAACTCCCCCCTAGCTACACGCTCAAAAGCCTCAGCCATAATCTTGTGATGCCGACCACTAATAAAACTAGGCCACATCATTCGAGTAAATGCCAGAAACTCAGACTTAGCCTTTTTCTTGTTTTTCAGCTCTTCAAGCTGTTCCAGATCAGCAAGTAAGTCTGCCTGTGCCTCCAAAGGAAGCTTCTTTAGCTGTTCGAGTATTTTCTCATGCTTCATCGTATCCTCCACCCAAGTGGTAGACACTGCCCATAACTGGGTGGGGGGAACAGTGCCTACCGTGGATGAAATTGGGATAAAAAAACATCCGCGTATAGTATAATATATATATATAATAATTAATATATATAATATATATATCTCTCTCTCCTTAAGAGAGAGAGATTATAATATATATAATATATAATATTATATAATAATATATAGCCATTCTGAACCTAACCTTTTTATAAAATCACGAATATATTTGAAAATGTGTTATTGGCACTGAAAAAGTAAAAGGGGGGGTATTTCAAAAGTTTTTGATATTTGTTTGTGCGGAACATCATGTATGTGATTTGTTGTGCGGCACGGTGCAGGTGATAGTACCACCCCGGTGGGGTCTAGGTATGGACGGATAGCTTAGGGGAGTGTACCGTATCTTAAAAGTTCTATTGAACTATTTGATTCCTAGAGCGATCAACTTCTGTTCAATGTCTTTTTCAAGCTGTTGCTCAGTGCGTTCTGTTTTATCCTCGGTCTCTACTTTATCAATGAATAGCCCCATAGTTTTCCCTAATAATTCCAGAGCGCGAACTTGTGTGCCGTCAGCATCACCATCGCGGAGCGCAACCTGTTCCAGTTTTGAAATTACCTTTTCTGATCGAGAGAGCCTTAGCATGCGCTGTTCTTTCTCTTTATCAGCAAACAGGCCATCAATTCTTGCGGAGACCTTGGGGTTTACAGTCAAAGCATGTGCTTCTCTATGAATGCTTGCTGTATTCATGTTCTGGGTATCATAGGCCTCTCTATAGGCATCACTAAAGTTCTTGCCCTCAAAGACTGCCAGAGCGAATGTCTCTTGCTTGTCTGTTATCCCATGTTTGTTAGTGCCTGTTCTCTGTCTAGGCTTACCCTTGAGAGGCACAACTACGCTAGCCGCTGAGGCTTTTTCGTGGCTTGAGTTTTCATCTTTTGGCATGTTCTCATCCTGTTCTTTTGTTGGAACAAATATAGCCAATATACTGAACAAATCAAGAAATAGTCCTGAGAGCCAATATAAGCCCCTCTGAGAGGCCTTTGGGGTCTCAGGTATGCTAGGTCATATAAAACAGTGTTCTTTATTCGGATTATATCTGTTCTGTACTTGTTCTAATTTTCTTTTTTAAGTCATTGTTTTTATTGGATTAGGTACGTTTACCCCCCAAGGATAAAAAAGTTCTATTGAACTTTTCTTATTCATAGTCAGAACTATTCAAAACTGTTCAAAACTGTTGACCTCAGGGTTCCAGACTGCTAAGAGAGGGTATGCGGAGCCACCACCTGATTCGCGTGATTCGGTGGCACATAGGTTCCCCTGACCCATAGTTGGGTTCCTCTGCTACTGATAGGTCACTACGACTGCTCTAGTTTCGGATCATGAACTCAAAAAGGCAAATTTGCCGTCACTGGTTTTGGGCAGTACTTCATAGATCGGGAGTACTATTTCATGCATACAAGTTTCACTAACAGCCCTGTCTGGGCTGTTATGGCGACATTGTATGTCGGGGTATTCATGAGAATACTTATTTTTTCAGTCAGCCTAGAAGGATGAACAGATGACTAAATCAACATTTAAAGTTTCAGACGCAACCATCAACAAAGTAACACAAGTTGAAGCAGACGTTGCAGTCTTGAAATCTAATAACAAGGCAAACAATCAGGAAGCAAACACTCACAAAATGAGTGCTTATGGTGAGATCATTGCCTCAATTGCCCATGTCAAATTGACTAAAGGCAACTTGCCACGCGCAGTATCAAAAGAGTTATACACTGCTCTTCAGGATCATGTTGGCGTAAAGTTTGCAACTGCAAAGCGTTATGTTGAGAATAGTGTTGGAGCGGTTCGGTTAATCAAAAAAGAAATTGGTGACATACCGACTCAATACACTGGCGACGCAGTGGTTGCTGACTTGAAAGCACTAGAGATCGATAGCGAGAACAAGCTTGCTAAAAAGGTTAACAGTGATTCTGACAAGTCAAAGTCGCAACGACTTGCAGAGCAAGTTGTCGGTAAATGGTCAACCAAGAAAAATGACCAAGGCGAAAAAGAGCAGGGTGATGTTTTCATGGATGGTCTAACTGATGAAGAACTTGACGACTTCAATGACCATGTAAGAGAACTTATGGCCGCACGTCAGGCCTACCGTAGCACTAAAGCCGCCAAGGAAGCTGAGAAGCAAGCCGCTCAGGAAAATGTAGAAGTCAACACAAGTGTTGACGCACTACTTGGAGATGCGGCCTAATGACTAGCCGCCAAAGAGAAAAAGCCAAGCGTGATGAATTGCGCTTGGTTTACTATCATGGGTTCCTTTCTGGGATTGCCTTTGCGGCAATCTGGGTCGGGGTCGCAATTTTGTTTGGAGTAGCACAATTATGAAACAGATTATGTTAGTTCGTTTAAAGAAATTTCATGGCCGTTCTGGCCGATTAATTTAGGGATATTGAAAAATGAGATTTTCCACAGCTTCTGAAATATTAGAGTTCGCTATCAATTTTCAAATTGATAATCGAGCAAATGCTAGAGACGCAGAAATGCTTGTACCATACCTAAATGGTGGTGTTGGTATCGGTAAAACTACAACTGTAAATGATGCTCGACACAAGATAGCTAAACAGCGCGGTGTTGAGATGGGGTTCACACAAGTCAACTTGGCAGAGTATCCTCCAGAGGAGGTTGCCGGTTGGTGCATGCCAAATGAAAACAAGGATGCAATGGAACGCCTTGCGCCTGACTGGCTACCAAAAGAGGGCACATATGGCATTCTGTTTTTTGATGAGTTCGCTCAGGCAATTACAGCAATGCAAAATGTTGCATCTCGCATTCTAAATGAACACGCCATAGGTCAGCACAAAATACCTGACACATGGGCAATCGTTGCCGCAGGTAACAGAATATCTGACCGCGCAGGTACAAGTGTTATGCCTACGCATGTAAGAGACAGGCTTGCTTTTCTAGATGTTGAAGCGAACCTAGAGGACACAATTGCTTATTTCATGGAAAAGCGTGTGAACGAAAAGGTTTGTGCATTTTTACGCTTCAAGCCAGAGATGCTCTGGAAGTTCGATAGAGATGCAAACAGCTTCCCTACGCCCAGAGGGTGGGAGCGTGTAAGTTCGGTTGTAAGTCAAAACGCACTAAGCCCGATGGCAGAGAGAGAACTGGTATCAGGTATCGTTGGACTTCCTGCCTCGACGGATTTTTATGCGTTCCTAGCGGTTTATGATGAGGTTCCTGATGTTAAGGAATTGATCAAAAATCCTGATACCTCAGTTATCCCAGAACGCCCTGATGTTCTTTATGCTGTATGCGGTGCGTTAGCATCCTATGCTGATGAGGATAACATCATGGCAATCACTAAATACCTGAGACGTATCCCACAAGCTGAGTTCGCGGCTTTTGTCATCAAGGATGCGGCAAGCAAACTGCCAAACATCAAACAGAACCCAGCGGTTCGCGACTGGGTCATAAACGGTGGCGGTAAAGAAGTTCTCGTTTAAAAAAAAAGATACCTTGCGTCAGCGCAAGGTATCGCTTTTCGTTAATTTGTTCAATTGAACTTTTTTTGGAGTAAGTGTTATGGACGCACAAACAAAAGTATCTAGGGCAATCACTAAGCTGATGATACAATACCCTTTTTATGGTTCGCTTGCCTTATCAAGCAATGCAGTATCTGATGATTCAATTCCCACCATGTGTACTGATGGTCGGTCTATCAAATGGAACCCAAAGTTCGTTGATGGCCTAACTGCACTAGGTACAATTTTTGTCATGGCACATGAGGTTATGCATATCGCATTCAAACATCCATTGCGTATAGGAGACAGAGACCCTAAGCGTTGGAACATTGCTTGTGATTTTATGATCAATTACGAACTTGTAAAGCAAGGCATTGGAGAGATGCCAGAGGATGGCCTATATGATGAGCGTTGGGCTAACATGTCAGCAGAGCAAATATATGCAGAATTGCCAGAGAACACTGACGAGATTCATCGGGGTAAACCCAACTGGCAGATGGGAGACATTGCTGAACCCAAGGATGAGAAGGGCAAAAAGTTACAGCCTACTGAGATCAAGCAAATTGAAGCTGACATAAACCAGAAAACAATCATGGCCGCTGAAGCCGCCAAGGCTGTTGGACGGTTGCCTACTAAAATTCAACAGCTTGTAAATATTATGAGAAGAGCCGATGTTGATCTGGACACTGTAATGTCTAGGTTTATTGGTGGCGATACCCCTAATGATTACAGCTTCAGCAAGATTAGACGTAGGCCATACGCAGTTTACGATATGGTTTTACCATCAATTGTAAATGTCTCTGTAGGTCACACCGTTGTCGCTATCGACAGCAGTGCCAGTGTATCTGACAAGGAACTACAGTATTTTCTTGGACTGCTTAATCAGCTAGTTGATGATAAACAGCCAGAGAGCGTAACAATCATTACTTGGGACACAAAAGTTCAGACCGTCACCAAGTACGGCAAAGGTGAAAATATATCTGATGTGGCATTATCTGGTCGCGGTGGTACAGCGATTAGACCAGTGTTCAAGCATGTTGATATTGAGGATATTGAATGCGATCAGATGATTGTTTTATCTGACCTTCAGATTTTCGATTACCCTGAGACTGCCCCTCGATACCCAGTGTTGTGGGTCAGCAGTTGGCTAGAGGCCGCAAAAGCACCTTGGGGCGAAACAACTTATATGAATGCGGCTTAGGTCGCATTCATTTTTTTTGAGAGGACATTATGAATTATAAAAAAGCGATTGCTTCAATTGAGTATATGAACGCATCACTAAAAAATACGTTCAAACATTTAGACTTCAATCCAGATCAAATTAAATCACTGCATAACCATTGTACAAATAATAGATGGGGTATTCCAGATCGTGTTTGTGATAATCTTACTAACAGTGCCGCTGATATGATTGGCAAACAAATAACAGAATACATGTCTGAGATCAGGGGTATAAGAACTAGCATGAGACCTGTTAAACGCGCGAGCGCATTGGATAGGGAAGCAGAGGAAAGTACCAGATATGCTAGTTCTCAGGTACATGATGCCTTCCCATCTGGTAGCTTTACTGTTCAAATAGGTAAGGCAAGCTTTGAGCCAAATCAAAGCACTTACAGTGGAGATGGTGATATTTTTGTTCCTATCTCTTGGAATAGAAAAATTTATCAGCGAGGAATCTCGGTGGTAAAAGCAGGAGATGGCAATAGATTTATTGTAGATTGTAAAGCTAGGCATCTCACGCGACTAGCTAAAGATAATATACAAGCATTCGATGTGCTTGCTATAAAGAGATACGGTGGTAATTCAGAGATGATTGAAGCCACCGTTATGAAGTACGATGCGGGCGGTACATCCGTTTGTTCTATAGCTGATAAGTTTTCACGAGCGGAATCGCTTATTAGAAGGCGTATCAAGGACACTGCTATTGATACTTTGTTGGAACTCTAGGCGTGAAAACATCACTGTAGGGTTTAGATCCATACTACTGCCTACCTACAGTTTGCCTAGAAAACTTGGGAAGAGCTGCGGCTCTTCCTTTTTTTTGTTCAATTGAACTTTTTTGGAGAAGTAAATGATTTTTATTAGAGTAGAAGACTTGGAACCATTTTTGAGATGGCTTGAAACATGCCCAGTGACTTATAGCATAACCTCAATGTCGGGCGGCTATGCCCATGTAAAATTTATGCTTCAGACCACATCGCAGAAGGCAGATGTGTAATGGAAAAATTTTTAGATATAATTGTTTTTTGTGTACTAGTATTGATGCCTATTTCATTTGTTGTTGGCGTCTGGATTGCGGTTGCTAAAGGCGCACTAATTATGCTTGGGGGTTTATGAGAATGAGTAATACTTTTATCGTTCCTGTTTTTTTTGAAGAGATAGTTGATCTGTACATAGATGCAGACAACCCAGAGGAAGCCAAGAAATTGGCTTCCGAATTGTACGATGAGGATGGCGGTTCTTCTATAGGCCATCAAACTTACATGAAACAGCAGAAGCATAGGCATCGAGACTGGTGGGTGGTCGGTGATATCAGAGCGACTGCTAAATAAAAAACCTATAAACTATCATTGGGTGCGTACCTTTAGGTGCGTACCTTCGGGAGAAATATTATGGAAATGATGGAATACGTTGAACAATTAGCTAAATATTACGATGCTTGGCCTGATGTGCAAATTGGAACTTCTTCAGTAACAGTGCCACAAATAGGAAAATTACTTAGAAATGTTCACTATTATGATTGCAGAGGAGTATCAGAATACACCTACGAGGCAAGCCTTGCAGAATATGGCGCAGACTTTAGCATACCACCCTCTATAGACACTATTTTGCCTGCACCAGCTATAGGGCTTTTTGTAGATGTTAAAACCAAAGTTGGTCATAAGGGACAACATGAACCAGACTCTGTTTTGGAAAACACACAAGATAATTTAATATTATTGATGCCTATGACTAAAAAAGTAAATGGCGACATCGTTATGGAAACGGCGGCAGTAAAAAATAATAAACCTGTTGTGGGTTATGTTGAACATGATGATGAGGAAGAAGTAGAATACCCAGAACTTTTTTATAAAAATTTTGTGGCTTTATCTTGTTGGCTCAGTCCAAACACCATGCCGCACCCAATGGGCGCAATAGAATGTTTTCAGGCCGCTTGCCCACAGGACGATTGCGATTGCAAAATAGATGTTTTTAAATTTAGCCACGATTTAGAAACCTTTAAAAACCAAACACAAGAGGCGCGGGATGCTGACTCTACATGGCTTAGACACGTTGCTTCTTTTCTTAAAGTGATTAACAAGCCACGGTTTGTTAAAACCACGCCCACAGGCAACCGACAACGGCGCAGGGGGCTAAATAGGGGCATGGGGTTTGCTGTAGATGCTTGGCATAGAGTTTCTTGGAATGTTGATAAACCTGTTAATGCAAAACAACCTTTTGATAAAACTTTTCATAAAATGCCGCTACATTTTAATAAAGGCCATTGGAAAAAAGCCGAACAACATCACCCTAAATCAGTATTAAGGGATGGCCAGTGGCGCACATGGATAGAAGGGTATTGGGCAGGTCACCCTGCCTTTGGATTTAAAAAACAGTATTGGACGCCAAAAGCCGAGTAACCCCCGGCTACCAATCTGTTTTTGTGCAATTGAACTTTTTTATAGGAGACAATCAATGAACATTGATCATGTTTTATTACGTCAACAATACAATTGGATTTTAGGGGAGCTGAACAACACCCCAGAATGTGATGAGAAAGAAGGTATATTAAACCTTCTTGAGGCTCTTTTAGTTGAGCATAGCCCACCCTCAAGTCAAAATGGAAAGAGAAGCACAAATATGAAAAGATTTCATGTCGAACTTAAAAGACACACAAGCACTGTCGAAACAGGCGGTTTTGATGATTGGGCAGAAGAAGAATCTAAATTTGTTTATGTAATGGCTTATCATCGAGATCAAATTGTAGATATGCTTGGAGATGAGTATTTTATTGTTAAGATAATTGAAAAGGAGGTGCATGACCGTGGCTATGATTAAAGTTGGTGAAACTGACCTCATCAAAAGAGGTATACTTATAAGCATGTACCTTGATGGTGAGTGCGATGATAGGGAAAGAGCGCAAGCAGAGTTCCTAATTGATAACGATGACTGGTGTAAGAAAGTTTATATCGAACAGCTTATCGCTAAAGAGAGATTAGAGGAGTATTTTTCCTGATGGATTACTATACTCTTTTGACTATGGGGTACACATTAATGGAATATGAAATGTACGTCAGTATTTGGTTTACCAGTGAAGAGGATTGTTGGAGCGTATTGTTAAACAACGGTACGCTCTACGATCAGATAAATGCAACAGAAGGTCACTGTGACGTAAGCGAGGTCGCGTCACGAATTGTTAGACCAAACATTAGACCTTGGTAGGAGAAGTAAATGAGTTTTATTAAACCAGAGAGCCTAGACAAAGTTATTGCTCAGTCAAAAAAGTTCTTTGAAGCAGAAGTGAAAGACGCTGATGATGATGAAGAGCAGTATAGTGAAGGCTATGAAATAGATGATCATCTTCTAGATATTAATATCTGGGATGGTGACTCAATAAATGGCGGTGACGGTATGTGGCACTGCGAGGCTATCGAATGCCATTATGATGAAAACGGTCA